TAACACAAACGGAATGGGTAAAGGGATACCGTAAGTGGAAAGGTCGTATAAATAATAATTGATAGCGATTATACAGCTAACACAAATACAAACATACGGAGTAAAATATGAACTTTGAAACACTAAAATCAAGTCACTCTAACTTTGATAAACTTACCAAAGCGTTAGAGGCAAAACTAAATCCAGAAGAAACATCAAAAGACAAATATGCCGATGAGCGTATATGGAAACCAGAACTAGATAAGACTGGTAACGGATACGCAGTCATTCGTTTTTTACCTGCGACAGAAAAAGAAGATATGCCGTGGGTACGAGTATGGTCACACGCATTTCAAGGACCAGGCGGATGGTATATTGAAAACTCACTTACAACACTTAATCAAAAAGACCCTGTAAGTGAAGAAAATACAAGACTGTGGAATACAGGCGTAGAGTCTGATAAAGAGATAGCAAGAAAGAGAAAAAGAAAACTATCTTACTACTCAAACGTTCTTGTGGTAAGTGACCCAAAACACCCGGAAAACGAAGGTAAGGTCTTTATCTTTAAATACGGTAAAAAGATTTTTGATAAGATTGCCGAAAAGATGACGCCGGCATTTGAAGACGAGAAACCAGTAAATCCATTTGACTTTTGGAATGGTACAAACTTTAAATTAAAGATAAGAAAAGTTGATGGTTATTGGAACTACGATAAATCTGAATTTGAGCCTATTGCACCAATCGCAGAGAGCGATGAAAAGATTAAGACAATCTGGAGTAAACAATACGCTCTTCTACCTTTCTTGGCCCCTACCAATTTTAAGTCCTATGATGAACTCAAAGAGAAACTGAATAGGGTAATTGCGGGAACTAGAAATGCAGGTACCGTTGATAACGTTGACCTCCCTCCAACAAAAACAAACGGTAAGGCAAAAAGTAATAGTAAGACTCAATCTGCTATTGATGATGACGATACGTTGTCTTATTTTAGTAAACTAGCAGAAGACGAGTAATCTCTCTCAATATTATTGCTTAAAGGCGCTTGGAAACAGGCGCCTTTTAAACTGTTCTTACGTTTAGATTTAAAAATGTAGGGTCGTTATTAAATACATCTGGACTTATAAATGTCTCTGATGTTTTTGTATTGGCAACATTTGTAGGTGCGATATTTGTAACGATTGGGGCCATACCACCTGCAGCAATCTCTCTACCTATCATAAAATCTTTATTTAATTGTGCAAACTCACCTGGTAACGGCATATCATTATCTCTCTCTCTTTTTCGTCTTAAACTTACCATTTGACCCTCAGGTTTACCCATCTCTGGTATAATTTTATCAAAAGATGATTTTGTATCATCTAGTTTAGGTAATGCATCAATATCTTGGTCTTGTGTATTTTGTTGAGCCTTATTCTGTAAATCAGCTTTTGCGTCGTCTTCTTTACCTAAACCAAAAAATCTACCAATTTTTTTTAGTATAGATACGAGAGCAAATAGACCTAACGTTACGAGTGCAACTGGTATTAAAAAAGGTATAATCGCAAGTATTAATTTACCAAATAACATTGTCAATTTAAATGCACCCTTACCTAAATCTTTTAAAAATCCGGCCACGCCCATTACTTGGTCTTTAAACATCTTTATGGCCTCAAAAGGTGCCGTAAATTGTGCATATACATTACCCATAAGTGTTCTAGTAAAATCAGAACCTCTCTCACCTCTTATAAATTGGCCTGCTGTTTGTAGTCCTGCACGTACACCTGTAGGTTGTCTATCACCATAATTAATATCTGTTTTTCTTTTTTCTAAATTTAATCTCTCTTGTTTTAAAATTTTTTCATTATTAAATATATTCTCTTGTTCAGTTTTATTCAATGTTTCTTTTTGTTTTAGTATTAAGTTTTTTTCTTTTTCAAATTGTTTTTCTTTATCTTTTAATAGTTTTTCTTCTCTAAAAATACTGTTTATTTCATCTTTTTGTTCTCTTAACGTTAAAATTTTTAATTCTTTTTCTTTTGTTAAATTATTATCTACAATTTTTGTGTATATGTTTTTTTCTTTTAATATTTCTTTTTCTTCTTCTAGCTCTCTAATCTTTTCTGTTCTCTTGCCATATACTTGAGCTAGTTTATCAAAATTTTTACCTAGTTTTTCACTAAAATCGTATAGATTAACGCCAGTATTTTTTACAATTTTATCTAATCTATCAAGTGCATCTTCGAAATCTTTATCTTGACCTGTGGTAAATTTTTCAGATATTTGTTTTAATTCTACAGAGACATCAGGTATAACCGATTGTACGATTGATGACATTGTTTTTTTAGTAGATGATTGAAGTGACTCAGCAATAGATTCAAGTGTCTTATTTAATTCTAACTCATCTAATTTTTTTTGAAATACATCACGCAGGGTACCAAAGAATTTATTTTTACTTTCTTCACTTAATACATCTTCATTTAATTCTGTATCCTCTGTGGTTCCGCCTGGCACACTGCTCTTTACTGCTCTAAGTAAACCGGTCGGGTCATTTGGGTCTTTTTCTATTGCCATTTATTAACCTATCTGGTCGTCTGTTTTAAATTTTTGTTGTGTTGTTGTATGTGTGGTTTGAGCAATTATTCTTTTATCTTCAATTTTTTCTTGTGACCTACCATAAGAAGTAATACCCAATACCGCACCCATTGCGATATGAAAGAAGCCTGCACCGTACAATGTTATGGGGTTCCATTGTGTCAACACAACTTGACTTAAATATATTGTTTGTGCCATATTCCATAATATAGGAAATAATATAAAATCACATACGCACACGGTTAAGTATAACCAACCCATAGCGGGCCGCCAGTTGGTTCTCCAGGGACTTTCTTTATGTTCACAACTCATTGTTTGTCTCTTTGCTTTCTCTCGTTTTCCTCTTTTATATAATCAACTAACATTTGAACGTAAATATCACGTTCCCAAGGTATCATATTTTCTATCTCAGTTAATGAATATTTATGATGTTGTATCAACGCAAAATTAGTCTCGTATATTGCCTCTAGGCTATTATGGGTGAGGCTTATTCGAAAAAATCTTGTAATCCTACAAAAGAAACTTTACTTTTTACGTTTGTCTTAGGATTTGTGACTTCAACATCATATTTCAATTTAGGCATGGTATCAAAGAACTTTTTAATTTTACTAAAACTATCTTGTGATAAACTCTCAATAAAATCTTTTAATTCTTGTTTAGTAGCATCTTTTGCAGAATAAATCTTTTCGCCTTCAAAGATATGGTCTATACAATCAATCAGTATATCAAATACTGTTTCAAATTTTGCATTTTCCAAATCTTCACCCACTTTATAATTATTCAGCGTAGGATACTTTAAAACCACTCCTAGTTTTCTTTTTTCGTCAATCTCAATTTTATTTGTATGGTCATCATCTACCTGCACTTCTACTTTAGTTAGGTCAACTTCTACATCAGTATAAGTTTTACTATCATCAGGACATATAACTTTAAACTTAGCAATCTCACCTATTGATTTTGCTCTTATATTTAAAAAAATATATTCTACATCAAATAGAGGTAATGTATTTACATTAATCGTATTAAAAGTACACGCATTGACTATGTCTTTCATTGCGTTTACCATTTCTTTATTATCTTTTGATTCCATAGCTATGAATAATATTTTTTCCTCTTTGACTAAAAAAGGTCTATACTTAACTTTTTTGTCTATTGACGGAAGTGTCAATTCATAAGTAGGGACTTCAATCTTTGGTAACATAATTTACTCCTTTATAATATATATTATAGATTTAACGGTGGTAGATTTCCAAAAGGAGGAAATACTCGACCTCCTGTGATACCGCCGATTGGTATTTTTCTTTTTAACCCTTCTAGTACCTCTGTACCTGCTCTTCTTAATTCTGGAGGTAATTTGTTTAAAAAACTTCCAAACGCACCATATTTACTTTTTACAGTTACATCTGCGAAGTTAGGTCTGCCTAATTCTATATTTCCTGCTCTGTCTATAAAATAGTTTATCCAATATCTAAATTCTAAAGTAACAGTAAACGTTTGAACTTCATTAGCCTCAGATGCATAATCAACAGCACTTAATACTCTTGGATAACAGTCAAAAAGTTTTACTGCATATGTAACATCATCTCTTTCATTTCTACTTTCAAAACTTCCTAATTGAAATATATTAATATCGGATACGTAATTATCATAAAAGTTATAGTTGTGAGACTGTGTACTAAATGCAGATTGTTGCCATACTTCAAAATATGACCTTTCTCTCATAAATTTATCTGCGTAAAAAGTAGCTTGTATAGGGTCTGACTTATAATCATATATGAACTTTCTCGCTGGGCCATTATGTTTAATCTCTTTTGCCACCGCCTCTCGACTTGGTATACTAATAGCTCTACAAAACGCCTGAACTCTTTTTGCGTTTGTTTGTTGTATCGCAAGATGCTGTTGTTGTGTTCTAAAAGTCTCTAATAATTCATTAGATGCATTTGATAATTGATTACCTTCTATAAATTCTATTTGTGGATTTATTGCTGCATTTGATAATGCTGCAAGAGGAACACCCTTTGGTAAATTAAATTCAACATAAAATCTTGCCTTTCGTGCAAAACCCTCTGCCTCATTTACATAGGCCTGATATCGACCAATAGTAGTTTGAGGATTACTACCTGCCTTTTGTCTAAAACGTGGGTCATTTTCTACATTATCTAAAGAACGGTCTCGTGGTATACCTAATCGTACATCAAAACCACCAATACGTTTTCCAGCTCT